GATTAGCGCCCGCCGTAGAAATTTATTACCTAAGCAGCGGCTGATTGCTTATTGGCCGCTTTCAGGCGTTCCACGGGCGAAAGCTTGGATAGATCGGCTCCCTGAACCGAGCGCCCGTCATGAGTGGCCCCACCACCGCCGACTGTGTTTGCATCAAAAGCCCTGAGATAGTCTTCTGACACCTTCATTTCCTCAACCAACTGCTCGATCGTCATTGGCGTGCCTTGCGCATCCCCAATGCGCGGGTTGCCCTTCTCATCAATTACCTTAGCGGTAAATTTCCCGTCTTCGTTGAACACCTTGACTCTGGCCTTAACGTGCGGCTCAAGAAGTTTCACCGCCTTTGTATGCTTCGACAGCGCCGAAACGACTTCCGCGTCAACCAACTTGGCTTCAAGAGCACTGGAGAGCGATTTAATACTTGTTTCGCGCTCTTCGATCTCTTTCTGGTGCTTCTCGAGTAGCTGCTTTTCACGTTGGGCAGCCTGATCCTTTAACTGCTGCTCCAATACTTGCCACTGGCCTTTGCCTTCGAGTGCAGCTCGCTCAGCGGCCTCATGGGCTTCCATTAGTTCGGCGTACTTCGCCGGATCAATACCACTGTATCCGGCTAGATCATCTTTTGCCTTTTTGAGATCCGCGAGCACCTTGTCACGGTTCTGTTTTAGCCCGGCGACTTCTGAAGGAGTCTCAAACTCAAAAGTGTACTTGCCGTCCTTTTCAGCGCACAGCTTCTGTTGCGCCACGGGTAGGGCGTCAAACTGTTCTTTTGTGTATTCGATTAGCATTGGCTTCCTTTGCTGTTGTGACTCGGCCTCACCGAGATCTCGTGAACGGAAAATATCTATAGCATCTTTCGGATCTTTAAGTTTGTGGACACGCGCCCCGCGCTTAGCTAACTCGCCCTGAATCTCGCGAAAGACCGTGAACATCCCCTTGGTCATCGACTCCTGACCGGGTAGTCGCATCTCAAACGGATGATGAAGTGTCAGAATATCCGCGTCTAATGGCTTGTCAGGATTTGCACGCAGCCACTTTCTGAGTGCTCGCGCCATCTGCACGCCTTCAATGATCCAATCCCCTTGATCGTCAAACCACTTACTCGCAAAGTCACTTGATTCGCTCCAGCCGAGATGCTCAACGTCATGACTACATCGAAGAGTTTTGATTCCGAGTTCATCTCTTAGTTTCTCGGATAAGGTTGATTTGCCAGCCCTTGGACCTCCGATGATGATGATCCGACGTGACATGCATCATCCCCGCGGCCCTGCATAAGGCTGATTTTCGGTCGGAGAAACACCCCGCACAGAATGGCCTTCCAGAACGAGGCGAGTTAAATCCTGTGTAACCGACTCGCATCGCTCTTCGATCTGCTTTAGCGTGGCGTTGTTGAACTTCTGCGCCTCGCTTTCAGGCACAAGCAGCCTAAGCATGTCGCGGGCGTAGTCCGAAAGTGGGGCGACAAACAAGTGCATCAACTCGTGAACCAAACCCTCACGCTTAAATTCTTCTGTTTGATCAAGCCAAGAAGCATAAACATTCATCCGCGCCCATCTGTAATCATAGTGAGCCGTAATACCTGCCACTGTTGAGGCGTTGGCGGTATCGCCCGCGCACCATGCGACCCAAACATGTGAGCACCAGTCAGGCACGAGGTGGTTTAGATCGTTCAAAAAGCGCTCAAGCTCAGGCCGCACTACTGCGGGTGTCTCATCGTAGAGTCGGATTTTTGTCATTGCACGCCGCCATTCATTACGCTCGCTCCCGGCATCTCTTGCCCCTTCGGCGCATTGATTGCCGTTACTGCCTCAGGATCGACTTCATCGAATCCGAGAATGATTGATCCGCCAGTAGGTAATCCGAGATAGTCAACCGCGTGGATCTTAAATAGCGCTTCGATTCCATCTTTCAGCGCGCGCAGCCAAGTTGCGAGTTCAGACATGCGCTCATCTTGATCCATCTGCTTTTCGCCGAGCGTCACTTCTTTATCCTGCTTCGCCGCTATGATTGACAGGCCCACGGCCGACATGCGCTGTTCCAGATCTGTGAGCGCTTGTCGCAAAGCATCCGTCGCGCTCGGATCGGCCGCCTCATACTTTACGTCTCCGTCCTTATCAGTCTGAACAACCGTGCCCGGACCCAGCTTTAACTTCGGCTTGTGTGCGCCCTCTGCTGTGGCCTCAGGGTTATTCAGAATCTCGCCCTTGATGTGCAGGATTGGCACCAGCATGCGTAGTTGACAGTTCAGATCTGACCATTGCTGCCAGTGCCCGATATTCAAATATGCGAGGTCAAGAAGAGGAGGATCGGACTCCATGAATGCTTTACGCCGCGAATAAATCGTGACTAAAGGAATTCTGCTTAGTGCAGTAGATCCGCCGTCTTTCTTTACGGGGTCTTTGCCTTTTTCGATCTCTTCATAAAGCGTCCACTCCATCGGCCCGTAAATGGCGGGGGCATCGTCCGTCTTAGGCGAGATCACGATCAACCTTAGAACCCTGTAGCGAGTTACTTCTTTCTCGCCAAACTCGCCATCGTCTTCAGTTGCTGATTCAATAAGCGTGACTTGCGTCAGAACCTTTTCGCCGTTGATGCGAGCTGACTTCCAGTTGATCGCTTCATCCTTGCGATACTTGGTCCAATAGGGACGACGGCCTGAAACCTGATCATCTAACGCGGTTGGGGTCGGAGAGAGTGATGTGATCGATCTCGTGGCGGGCTTTTGCATGTCTACGAGTACATGCGCATGACCGTCATTAATTACGTCTCGAAAGAGTTCTTTTGCAAATACATCTAAATGGTTCCCGGCAAGATCAATATCTTCAACATGTGCTTTTAGCTGCGTTGGAACATCCGGCTCGAGTTCGGGATTGCGCTTCAGAGCCATGCCGATTAGCCCCTCGCGTACCTTTATGAAGGTATTGAACAGCAGTGAGCGTGAGAGTCGAACCTGATACGCCTGGATTGACTCGCCAGCCTCCATTGGTAGATATGTACCGCCGCGTTCCCGTAACCGCTCCGTACCGGCAGCGAGGTCTCGGACTACAGTTAGCGACTTAGCTTGCCGTTCGGTAGCAGCGTTTCGGAATGCGGGTGAGTTGGCCTCTTTTAGGGTAGTAGCCATTCAGGGGAAGAGAATAGCCAGAAACTGAGGTTTATTTTCTGGAAGTCCTGAAAGGACAGACATTTCGGGTGCCCCAAACGGCCGAACCGCCGCTCAAGACGATTGCAATGAAAGCCGAGACGAAACAAGATCCGAGACCACGGGAAGAAGCGAGGTACTTTGAAAGCATAATTACGCGTTAAGAGTACGTTCCGTGTGGCCCCTCGCGTTAATCTCCAAGCCATCGCTTTAGCCTAGTATCCTTCCCACGACTTGAACGGCTCCGCGGGTTGGCGACTGATAGAATGCTAAGTTGGCACCATCCGCTAAATCCGGTGAGTATCCCAATCGCTTTTTCATCGTCGCCTTATCCTCAACAACCTTTTGGCCTGGTGCTTTGTACTTTGGTGCTGACAACTCACGTTCTAATCGTTCTCGGATGTCCTTCCTGAGCCGCGAAAGATCAAGTCGCTTCGTCCGTGTGCGCTCACGCTGATCAAACCACAGTTCTGAGCGGACATTTTTATACTGCTCTTCGTCCTTTGCCTTGGCACTTGAATTAACCGGAATCGCGTTATAGCCCCAGCTCTTTAAGAGGTCACATGGCCCGGCCCCTAATCCGCCCGTTACATCCACTTTTATGCGAAGTGTCTTTGAGAGTCTTTCGTTTTCTTCGGTCGACAAGCCAGGCTTGAAGTTACGGGCCGCTTCGATGGCGTCATCGCGGCACGCTGTTGCGACCTCAACCGTGTCCATCTTGCGAATCTCGCGACCCTTCAACAAGCACGGGCCACGGCGCACAAAAATCGTTGTCCGGTCATCACCAAACCTTGCTGGGTCACAGCCCAACTCTGGAACGTTAGTGTCAGCGGGCTCGAGTACCGGCTGGTGCTTCAACCATGTTTTGGGAATAACCTGCTGATCGGCCTGGGTTGGAAACTCGCCCAGAACGCCGTGGGCATGTAGATCGACTTTTCACCAAGATCCGCCGCCTTGCCTTCGAGTGCGTTCTTTATCTGCGGCAGGGAGACGAATTCAAATGCTTCGTCGGTCGCCTTACCGTCAATAACGTCGCACTCTTTTTCAAGCATTTCATAGAGCCATGTCAGTCCGATCGCTTTTGGTATCGGAGCTTCCTTGCGCTCGAGTTCTGCTTTGATATTTGGATGGTCGAGGGCGCTGATCGTAATGACGTTGTATTGCTGAGACTGTGCTGCGATTCCAAACTCTGTCGCTTCATCCGTCGGATTACCAATCACGAATAGGCGGCAATCCTTGTGCGTCATCAAACCGCCTCCAGCATCCCAAATATATTTCGGAACGCCCACGCCTTCTTCAATTATGATCAGGATTGGTGCTTCGTGTTCGCCCTGAAATCCCTCGCCAACGTCTGCGTTTAGTGCTCGGATGTAGTGTGAGCCCTCTAAGAT